GAAAGCGAGCAATGAAGAAATCCATGCCACGTTTGAAGAACTCAAACAAAAGCCGGCACAAGCCGAAAACTCCCGCCCATTAGTTTATGGTGAAGAACCTGAAACTGACGGCCGCTTCTTTTAATTTATCTTAGGAAAAAACCAAATGAATAAATTTACTCAACAAAAATTCCAAGCTTACATTGCAGGCGTTGCACAAGATAACGGCGAAGATGTGGCATTCGTTGCGAATGGCGGACAATTCACTGTCGAACCAACCATTCAACAAAAGCTTGAAAATGCAGTGCTTGAAAGCTCTGATTTCTTAAAACGCATCAACGTTGTGATGGTGCAAGATATGAAAGGTTCTGCATTGCGTTTAGGCGTACTTTCACCAGTAGCAAGCCGCACAGATACTAACACCAAAGCACGTGAAACCACGGACATCCACAGCTTGCAAGAAAACTTATATTCTTGCGAACAAACCAACTTTGACACGCATTTAAACTATGCAACGTTAGACAGTTGGGCGAAATTCCCTGACTTTGCGGCACGTGTTGGCAAACTTAAAGCAGAACGCATTGCATTAGACCGTATCATGATCGGTTGGAACGGCACAAGCGTGGCAGCAACAACCAATCGCACATCAAATCCATTATTGCAAGATGTGAACAAAGGCTGGTTGAAACAAATCGAAGATAAAGCAACAGCCCGCGTAATGAAAGAAGCGAAAAGCGGCACAGGCAAAATCGAAATCGGTGAAGGTAAAGAATACAAAAATCTTGATGCATTAGTCTTTGCATTAAAAGAAGATTTCATCCCTGACCAATACCGTGACGACACAAAACTTGTGGCGATTATGGGTAGCGACTTATTAGCGGATAAATACTTCCCGCTTATCAACCAATCAAAACCAAGCGAACAAGCGGCAGGCGATACTGTAATCAGCCAAAAACGTGTTGGGGGTTTACAAGCCGTAACCGTGCCATACTTCCCGAAAGGCACTGTATTAGTGACATCACTCGACAACTTGTCAATCTATGTTCAAGAAGGTCGTGTTCGCCGTCACTTAAAAGACGTGCCGGAACGCAACCGTGTGGAAGATTACTTGTCATCCAATGAAGCTTATGTGGTTGAAAACTACGAAGCAGTGGCGATGGCGAAAAATATCACCGTTCTTGATGCACCAACTCACGCGTAATCATAATGCGACCAACTAAACGTCACTTTCTTGAAGTTTCTGCCGCTATCGCTAATGCGGCAGAAACCGAAGATCTAAGCGACTTCACCGAATACGAAAAAATGTGCCGTATTCTTGCGAGACATCGAAAGGATTTGAAAAACATCCAATCGACAGAACGCAAAGCCGCATTTAAAAAGCAAATTTTGCCTGACTATCTGCCATGGATTACAGGGGCGTTATCTGCCGGAACAGGCAAACAAGATAACGTTTTAATGACATGGTGCGTGTGGGCAATCGACTGCGGGGAATATCACCTTGCCTTGCAGATTGCAGATTATGCCGTATTCCATGACTTGCGTTTACCTGAACCGTTTACGCGAACACTTGGCACATTATTGGCGGAAGAATTTGCCGACCAAGCAAAAGTCGCACAAGCCGCCAATCAGCCATTCGAAGTGTCGTACTTAGAGCAAGTACAACGCATCACCGCTGAATGTGACATGCCAGATGAAAGCCGTGCGCGATTGTTGCGCGAATTAGGCTTGTTATTGGTTGAAAAGAACCCTGAACAAGCCTTGCAATACCTTGAACGTGCTTTAGGTTTAGATCAGAAAGTGGGCGTGAAAGGCGACATTAAAAAATTACGCAAAAAATTAAGCAAAGCCGATGAATAATCGGATTTGATAACGAGCAAACCACGCACCCGCGGGGCGGATAAAAGCGCGGTCAGGTTTCTTTACCTCTTTTCCTGATTGTTGCTCTTTATCCTCACCCCGCTTTTTTATAGGTAGATTTTATGTCAGACGGTGCAATCTCAATCAAACTCGCCCCCGATTATGAAATGGGCGCAGTGCAAAAACAACTGGAAGATTACGGATCAGGCGAAGATATTATTCGAAACGATGATTTTTTCCCTGATATTTCTCTTTCTGCTTTTCGCAATCAATATCGTGCAGACGGCACAGTCACCGAACAACGCTTGCAAGATGCATTGATTGAAGCCATCGCCAGTGTAAATGATGAATTATCTACATTCAAAGCACAAAGCGAACATCACTTCCTTGAACAAATCCCCGCACCATCAGTCAACGGCGAAAGCGTGTTGATTTATCGCTATAAACGCGCGGTGAATTGTTTGGCACTGGCTAATCTTTACGAGCGTTACGCAAGCTATGACAGCACCAATGATGGCGAAAAGAAAATGGATTTACTCAAAGACAGCATCAACGAATTAAGACGAGATGCACGCTTTGCCATTAGCGACATTATCGGCAAAAGACGGGTCGATGCGGAGTTAATTTAATGGAAGTTTACGCACAACAAAATGACAACTTGGACGCCATTCTTTATCGCTATTTTGGCCGCAGTGAAGGGCTTTTAGAAATTGCGTGCGAATTAAATCCGCACTTAATGGATAAGCCCGTCATTCCCATCGGAACACCAGTAATATTGCCTGAGGCTGACACTGAAAAGATCAGCGTGGCAAGTGACACTATACAACTTTGGAGCTGATATGCACGACACACCATCAAGAGCATCTTACATATCAGGATTATTTGCCTTCTTCATCGGACGCATTGCGGATATGTTTTCAAATGTAAATTGGGCTGACGTCGCATCAGCAACAGGTATTGTGATCGGCGTCGCAACATTCCTTGTAAATTGGTATTACAAGAAAAAAGATTTTGAATTAAAAGAAAAAGAATTAAACCAACGGAGCCATCACCATGATTAAACGATCAGCAAAATATGTCTGCGCCGTCACGGCTGTTGTTGGGCTTGTTATCGCCACGCACGGAAATGAAATTCGAACATCAGAAAAGGGCTTGTTGCTGATTGGTAATGCAGAAGGTTGCATGCAAAAACCCTATCAATGCCCCGCTGATGTTTTAACAGTCGGAATTGGCACAACAGATGCAGTAGAACGAATTAATAGAAATAAAATTTACACCTTGCAAGAAGTGGCTGAATTATACACGAAAGGCATTAAGCAAGCCGAAAAGTGCGTGAATACATATGCCAACGGTCAAGCCATGCCGCAAGGTGCATTTGATGCCTTAGTGTCAATTACCTTTAATGCAGGGTGCGGGAACTTAAAAAACAGCACGCTTTTTAAAATGGCACGGAAAGGATATAGCAAAGCCATGTGCGGTCAATTTGAACGATGGATTTATGCAAACGGCGTTCCACTGAAAGGCTTAATTGAAAGACGACAAAAGGAGAAAGCATTATGTTTGGGTTCTTAACGAAAAAAGAAAAATACATTTTATTGGTTGGCCCGCTCATGCTTGTGGCAATTATCCTGTTTCAAGGGTGGCAAGCCAACCACTGGCGAGCCGAAGCGGCAAAAGAAGAACAATTAAAACAACAATGGGAAGCGTCTTACGTTGCCTTAAATGAAAGCGTGGATAAATTCAACGAGCAACAAAAAGCACTCACGGAAGCCGTTAATCAATTAAAAATCTCTCAAACCAAGCAAACACAGGATTTAAAAAATGCACTTAAAAAACACCAAGATTGGGCTGACACTTTTATCCCTGATGATGTTAGCGGCGTGTTCAACAACTCCGAAAATCATTAAACAGCCAATTCTATGCCCACAAGTTGCAGAATGTACGCCATTTGCCGCCACAATTAAAACCAACGGCGATTTGGCTAACGCTTATCTACAAAGCCAACAAAAGCTAAGTGTCTGCATTGTTGAAAATCAAGCATTAAAGAAATGCATTGATGAATTTAATAAACAGGAAAAACAATGACCGATCAATTTGACCGTGCGCAAGAACTCGAACAAATGACACGTGACATTGCGTTACAAAAACACCGCACTTTTAAAGCAATCAGTGCGTTTTATTGTGAAGATTGCGACATTCCCATTCCTGAAAAACGCCGCCAATTAATTCAAGGCGTAACCCGTTGCGTGGATTGTCAGCAAAAATACGAAATGCAACAACGGAATTTCAGAAAATGAAAAAGCCAAACCAACTGCGCAAAATCCTTGAACAAAGTCACCAAGACTTTGTAAAAAATCCTGACCGCTTACAGCTTTATGTTGACGGCGGTCAAGTTGTTGCAACCGGTAGCACATCACTGAGTTTTGAGTATCGTTACACGCTCAACATCATCATCACTGATTTTGCCTTTGATATTGCAAGCCTAATCGTGCCGATTAATGCGTATCTACGCAAAAACCAACCTGAACTATTTGAAAATCCGCAACGCCGTGAAAACGCCTTTAAATTCCAAATGGATTACAACAATAACAACACGGCAGACGTATCTTTTGAAATCCAACTTACAGAACGCGTTGTGGCAAAACAAGTAGGCGAAAATGTGCAGATGACTTACGCCACAGAACCAACCGCACCGGAATGGGAAACATTAGGGAAACTAAGCATCTACTTAGGCGAAATTACGGATGAAAATTTAATTTTTAAAAGTGAAAAATAAAAATGAGTGATGGGATTGAGCAAGTAAAACTCGCATTTACAGATTTATTAAGAAATATCAGTAAACCACGGAGACGTTTACTCTACCAACAAATCGGGCGGGAATTAGCAAGAAGTCAGCGTAGAAGAATTAAAGCACAACAAAACCCAGATGGATCACCATTTGAACCACGCAAAAAAAGAAAACAATTCAGAAAAAAGAAAGGCAGAATAAAAAATCAGCTAATGTTCCAAAAAATAGTCACGCCATCCCATTTAAAACTTAGATATGAACAAGAAGGCATTTCACTTGGTTTTTATGGCGGGGATGCAGCAATTGCAAATGTACACCAATATGGATTATATAGCAGTCCTTCAAAATATAAGGATTTCAAAGTGAAATATGCCCAGCGGGAATTACTGGGCTTTAGCGAAGAAGATATTGAAATGATTGAAAGATTTGTGATTAAAGCGATTGCAGAAGGTAGCCTCTAATGGTGGTTAAACATACCAACGATTCCGCCAATAATCGCCACAAGCGGAGTAACGAAAATCGCACAAATCAATCCAGAACCAATAAACGAGAATAAAGCAATGGTGTACCAACTAATATCAGGCAATTCTGCATGAATTTGATAAGCCAAAGTTGGGAAAACAATAAAAATACCAATGAATAAAACCCAGTCTATTGCACGTTCCATCATTCACCCCTTATTTGTATTACTTTATAGGTAAATAATATGAGCAAAGATTTAAAAATTCAAGTGTTATTATCCGCAATGGATAAATTAACTGGCCCATTCAAATCTGCACAAAAAGCAACGAAACAACTTTCAAACGTTCTAAATGAAAATAAAACAAAATTAAGATCTCTATCTAAAGAATATAATCAAAATGAACTTCAAATAAAAAAATATAGAGAGACGTTAAATCCATTAAAAGCAAAACTTAATGAAAACACGCAAGCTTTATCTAAAGCTTATGCCGAAGTGCGCAGAATGGAATCTGCTTTAAAAACGATGCCTAAACCAACAGCGGGATTTAGTAACAAACTTAATGAAGCCAAAAAGAATGTCACTAAGTTACAAACTGAACAGGCAAAAATGATCTCAAAATTAAAAAATACCCGCGCAGAATTTAGTCGCAATGGGATAAGCGCCGCCATGCTAGGGCAACGCCAAAGAGATTTACAAAATCAAATGAAAGGCGCAAATAAAGAGATCGACCAACAAAGAAATAAACTATCAAGACTAAATGAAAAAGCACGGCAGAAAAACAGCTATACACAACGTGTAGATGGGTTGAGAACAAAAGCCGAACAATATGCCAACATTGGCGGAAGAGCATTGGCAACCCACGGCATGATGAAAGAACAGGTAATCAAACCTGTGGCCGCATTTGCACAAGCCGAAGTTGCCGCAACTAATCTCAGAGTGGCGATGATGGATAAAGATGGGAAAGTCTCGTCTAATTTTGAAAAAATCAACAAACTAGCCACAAATCTTGGGGATAAATTGCCGGGTACAACAGCCGATTTTCAGGATTTAATGACAATGCTCGTTAGACAAGGCATGAGCGCGGAAACCATTTTAGGCGGGACAGGGGAAGCAGCAGCGTATCTATCGGTGCAACTTGAAATGCAACCAAAACAAGCCGCAGAATTTGCCGCAAAAATGCAAGACGCCACACGAACCACTGAAAAAGACATGATGGGCTTAATGGATGTCATCCAAAAAGGCTTTTATGCAGGCGTTGACCCAACCAATATGTTAGGCGCTTTCAAAAATCTTGGTTCAGCCATGGACACTATTAAAATGAAAGGCTTGGACGGGGCAAAAGCGCTCGCACCATTTGTTGCAATGTTCGACCAAGCAGGAATGGACGGTTCTGCATCAGGTAACGCCATGCGTAAAGTGTTACAAAAAGGGATGAAATATGGCGACATTCAGGCCACATTGAATAAGCTTAGAAAAAAAGGGCTTCTAAGATCAAATATCAATCTTGATTTTACCAATGGCAAAGGTGAGTTCGGTGGCTTTGATAAGTTATTTAGTGAATTAACTAAGCTTAAAAAATTAGATACTGCAGAACGCATAAAAGTGATTGAAGGCGTATTTGGTAATGATGCAGAAGTCAATCAGGTGGTATCTACTCTTATTGAAAAAGGCAAAGCGGGGTATGAAGAATTTGCCGCCAAAATGGAAAAACAAGCCGATTTACGTAAGCGAGTAGATGAACAATTAGGCACGCTAACCAATATTTGGGAAGCCACAACAGGGACTTTCACAAACTTACTAGCAGAAATAGGCGCAACCATTGCCCCACAATTAAAACAATTATCCGCAGAGTTAGGGGAAATTACAGAAAAAGTGAAGAACTGGGTTAAAGCCAATCCAGAGCTAACAGGGACATTAATGAAAATCGCCGTGTTTTTAACTGCCGTCGTGGGCATAACTGGTGCGCTTGCTTCTGCATTTAGCTTCCTACTCTTCCCTATTGGTAGAACCGCTTTATTTTTAGGCTCACTGGGTAAGACGATTATCGGTATTATTCCAAACATACTTGCTTTCAGTGCCGCATTATTGACGAATCCGCTCACATGGATTGTTGCCGGCATCGCCGCCGTCATTGCTGCAATCGTATTACTTGTTAAAAACTGGGATGTTGTAAAAGAAGCATTTGCCACAGGTTGGAACTGGTTGTGCGAATTATTCAACACTGGGTGGGAAAACATTAAAGGATTTTTTGCATCAGGAATTGAGAAAATTACCGCCACGATTTCAAGTTGGGATCCGCTTGGGTTGTTTTATAAAGTCTTTGCACAAGTGTTGGGTTGGTTCGGCGTAGATTTGCCAAATAGTTTTTCTGCGTTCGGTTCTAAAATCATGTCAGCCCTTGGCGATGGTATTTTTAATACGTTTGACACAATCAAAACGGGCATAATGAATACCGTAAATTGGATAAAAGAAAAACTAGGTTTTTCTACCGAAGCTGAAAGCACCATAAACCAAATTAAAACAAATGCAGGACGAGGCAACATCAACGGCGTAGCAGACAATGTCGCCTATACTGCAATTGGAACAATGGGAAAATTCTCTTCAGGCGGTTACACAGGAAATGGCGGGAAATACCAACCGATGGGCATTGTTCATGGCGGTGAATATGTCATGACAAAAGACGCCACAAGCCGCCTTGGCGTTGCGACGCTGAACGCCTTAAATTACGGAAAACAAGCCTTAATTGCGGGCGGTTTAGGTATCGGACTTGCCACAGCCGCACCAATTCAGGTGGATAGCCGACCGCCAATTTCAGCACGTCCAAGTATCAGCCAAACTATGCAACCAATGGCGGTGAATATCACCATTAATGCACAAGCTGGGCAAAATGAACGACAAATCGCCCAACTTGTCGCCGCAGAGCTTGAACGAATCAACCGACAACAACAAGCAAGAATGCGAAGTCGAATGACAGATCGGGCATAAAATAAAAGGGCGAAAGCCCTTTTTTGTTACCCCGTTTTTCACACTTTCCCACACTCGCAAAATCAAACAAACTCACCAAAAATAGGGGCAATTATTACAAGTAGAAATCCGCCCATGTCAGCCGATAACAACCGAAGAATTGAAAGCATTATCCGCTTTGGCTTAATTGCCGAAGTCGATTATGCACAAGCGAAAGCACGGGTAAAGTGCGGTGAAATATTAACGGATTTCATCCCGTTCATCGCATTGCGATCAGGCACAACAAAAACATGGTCGCCGCCAACACAAGGCGAACAATGTGTCATCTTGGCGGCAAGTGGCGAACTGACAACAGCGTGCATCATCACAGGGCTTTACACTCAAAACAGTCCAAGCCATTCAGCCGATGAACACGTGATCGAATTTGCCGATGGCGCAAAAATCACCTACAACCAAGCAAACGGCGATTTGGTTGTGACAGGAATAAAAACCGCCAATATCAAAGCCGCCAATCAAATCAATATTGACTGCCCCACTATCAACATAAAAGGCAATGTGAATATTGACGGGAATTTATCTACAACAGGCACAACCACAAGCAAGGGCGCAATTAGCACACAAGGGGCAATTTCAGCAAAAGGCGACATTAAAGGCGGAAATATTAGCTTACAAAGCCACGTCCACCTTGCACAAGGCGAAAAAGCACGAACAAGTCAGGCAACTACATAATGAATCGATTTACAGGCGAAAAAATAACAACCGAAACGGAACACATCAAGCAGTCAATCGCAGACATTTTATTGACGCCAATCGGATCACGCTTACAACGCCGAGATTATGGCAGCCGTATTCCAGAACTGATTGACAGACCAATGAACCACGCTTTGTTGCTCCAACTTGCCGCAAGTGCGGTGATGGCATTGCACAAATGGGAACCCCGCGTGACGATTAGCCAATTTAAACCACAACTTACAGAAAACGGCATCACTTGCTCAATCGTGGGCAGAACAAGAAATCAAAACAATATCATCAATTATGATGATGTATGGCTAGGCGGTAAGAATGAGCGAATTAGTTGATTTATCAAAACTGGCCGCACCAAAAGTTTTAGAAGATTTAGATTTTGAAACCTTACTTGCGGAAAGAAAACAAGAATTCATCAAATTATTTGACGAATCAGAACGTGCATTCTGGCAGTCTCGCTTAAGCCTTGAAAGCGAACCCATTACAAAACTCTTACAAGAAGTTGTCTATTTGCAACTGCTTGAACGCACACGCATCAATCAAGCCGCACAGGCAACCATGCTTGCTTATGCAACAGGGAGCGATTTAGACGTGATCGCCGCCAACTACAACGTAAAACGCTTACTTATTCAAGCGGAAGATAACTCAACGACACCACCAAAGCCCGCAATCTACGAAAGCGATGCGGAACTTAGAATTAGAACACAACTAGCCTTTGAAGGAATGTCAGTCGCAGGGCCAAGAAACGCTTATGTGTTTCACGCCTTATCCGCTCACGCCGATGTGGCTGACGTGTCAGTTGTATCACCTGAACCCGCCAATGTTACCGTCACTATTTTAAGCCGAACTGGGCAAGGCGTAGCAAGTGAACAAGTGTTGAAAGCCGTCCGCGAAAGATTGAACGATGAAAACATCCGACCAATCGGGGATCGTGTAACAGTGCAAAGTGCAGTAATCCAAACTTATGAAATCCGAGCAAAATTGCATTTATATCGCGGGCCTGAATATGAGGCGATAAAAGCAGAAGCAATGAAAAAACTCACCGCATACGCCGCAGAAAAACGCAGACTAGGGCGAGACATTAGCTTATCGGGAATTTATGCAGCACTGCACCTTGAAGGCGTTCAGCGTGTGGAGTTACTCGCGCCAACAGCCGATATTGTTCTGCCTAGCTCAAAATCAGGCTATTGCACAAATATTAATATTGAGATTGTAACAAGTGATGATTACTAGTCACCTATTGCCAACCGGTTCAACAAAACTGGAAAAACGAGCCGCAGAAATTTTAAAAAGTGCGGTTGAAAATCCAGTCATTATTGCTGACTTGATTAACCCTGATAAATGCCCATCGGAGCTTCTTTCCTATTTGGCGTGGGCATTTTCGGTGGATAAGTGGGATGAAGATTGGAGCGAAGAAGTTAAACGTACTGCCATTAAACAATCTTTTTTCGTGCATAAACACAAAGGCACCATTGCCGCCGTGAAACGAGTGATCGAACCAATAGGCTATCTTGTTGAGTTAAAAGAATGGTTCAATCAAAAACCGCAAGGCAAAGCAGGCACGTTTAGCATTACCGTGGAAGTGCCGGAAACAGGATTGAATGAGCAAACTTACAACGAATTAGTGCGATTAATTAATGATGTAAAACCTGTTTCACGCCATTTATCACAGCTCGCCATCGCCATTTCACCAACTGGCACAATGAATACATTCTTTGGGCAACAAACTGGCGAAATCGTCAGCGTTTACCCTATTTAAGGATTTATATGACAGCACAATATTTCACAGTATTAACCAACTACGGCACACAAGCTTTTGCAAAAGCCATAGCAACTAATCAGCCGCTTAGATTATCAAGCTTTGCAGTGGGCGACGGAAACGGACAAGCCGTTACACCAACTGCAGACCGCACAGCGTTAGTGAAAGAGACACACCGAGCCAATGTCAGTGCCGTGTCACTCGATCCACGCAACAACAAGCAAATCATCATTGAATTAACAATACCGGAAGATGTTGGCGGGTTTTATATCCGAGAAATGGGCGTTTTCGATAGTACAAACAAATTAGTGGCGTATGCCAATGCGCCTGAAAGTTTTAAGCCAACTCTTGAAAGCGGAAGCGGCAAGGTGCAAGTGTTGCGGATGATTTTAAAAGTCAGCAATTCACAAGCCGTTACATTAAGCATTGATAATTCGGTGATTTTTATTACACGTCAGCAGTTCACCCCACAAAAAATCACATCATCAACCACAAATGGCTTTGATGAAAGCGGGCATACACACGAAATCGAAAAAGCCGATACAACAAAAGCAGGTATTGTGCAACTCACCGATGACACGGGGCTTGATAGTGACAAGTTGGGATTGTCTGCAAGAGCCGGTAAAAAACTTGCACAACTCATCAGCACGGTTCAACTCGCACTTGGAAATTACATTCAAAACAGCAAAAAATCAAATTCAGTTACTAGCAACAGTAATGACAATGTGGCGACATCGTCAGCCGTCAAAACAGCTTACGACAAAGGAGTTGAAGCAAAAACGGCAGCAGATGAGGCACAACGCACGGCAAATGATGGAGTTTCGAAAGCTAATGCGGCGCAAACAAGCGCAAATGCGGCACAACGCACGGCAAAT